AGGCCACCTTGACAACATTCTTGTAGCTCCGTTCGATTCCAAGCGAGTCGATGCGGTGGTACACGCGCAACTTGCCATTACGGTGCTTGCATGATTCGCACAACCATTCGCTCATGACCAGTCCCCTTCCATACGCTGCTGGTACTTGTCGCGCTCGGCCCTCTCGACGGCGGGCTGCTTCACCTCGGCCGTCTTCCAGCGTGCGTTCGGGTGCCATTCTCTAAGCGTCGGGTAGAACGCCTTTGCCTGCTCCTTGTCCTCGAAGAAGTAGGCTGCTGGAACGCTCACGTCGGCGTAGATATGCGCGCTGTCCGAATCGTGCTCAACGTCGAAGTCAAGCTCATAGGCGATTGCCGCTATCATGATGCCATCGCCGCCTTCACAGCGCCGATCAGCTCCGACTTGACGCGCCTGCATTCGGCGATTGCCGATTTCATGTCCTTGGCGACGGCGGGCGACTCGCGCAGCATCAGCTCGTACGCCTTCTCGATGGAGCTGTCCAGCGAGCGGTGGAAGTATTTCGGAAACCACTTCAGCTCCCCGCGGTCCTTGCACGGATAGGCTATCTGCCAGTCCGTCCCGCTGCCCTGGATGCGCCATTCGCACCCTTGAATCTCGATTACCATGTTTCTGCTCCTTCCTGATTGTCGTTGAAGCGTCGTTTATGGCATGCAGGAGCCTGCCTAAGCCCCCGTTTTGCTCGAAAAGGTCTAAGTACCCGCATCGGCATCATCCGAGCCGTCACGGACGCCAGAGACCGTCCACCTCACCCTCTCGGGTACGTCTTCCTTCGGTATCCACTTGGCGCGCTTGGCACCGTCCTTGCGGACGGCTACGGCCCCCTTGTGGCTCACGGCCACGACCGACCACCCGTCGGTCCACTCGCCCTTGAGCCGGACGCTGCACGGCCTGTCCAGCCATGCGCCGAACATCTCGCCGCCCTCCACGCTCCCGCGCTTCCACAGCCGCCTTCCCCTGAGCACGACGCACGCTAGCGCGATCGCTGCGCCGAGCGCCATCCACATGAGGATCGCAAGTACCGTCCAGCCGTTCATCCGACCACCTCGATATCGACCCGTATGCCGGTGATGCGGCTGTGAATCTTCGTCGTGTGCGAATCCCACACCTGCGCATCGTCGTGCCACCAGCCAAGCCGCGTCATGATGTCCTTCAAGCCCTTCTCCAAGTTGTCGGTGTCGGGCTTGTCGAGCCAGGGCGTCCCGTCCGCGCAGCCGTTCGCCGGGAAGCACCACACGCACGACAGCATCACGGGCCCGCTCGTCGGCTCTTTGGGCCTGTGCGGTTCGAGGTGTGAGCGCAACGCGTCCTCTGCTTGCTCCCAGCGCTCGTCGGGGTACACGAACGGCTTGCCGTTGCGAATGCCGATCTTCTTCTCCTGCTGCGTTGCGGTCGGAGGGTCGAACGCCATGAAGAAGTGGTAGCTGTCCGCCATGGCTACACGTCCATCGAAGTCTGCGACGGGTAGACCACGACGTTGACCGTCTGGCCCGTCATCCTCGCGATGTTCGGAATCTGGTTCCAGCTCTCGTATTCGAGCTCGAACGTGACGGTCGCCTTCTTCGCGTCGATGTTCGTCTTCGCCATCTTTGCGGTAATTTCTATCTGATTCATAGTCTTTCCTTTCTCATTCCGTCCATACCCGCGCGCGGTGCATTCGGCAACGCTTTGTGCTTAGCGCGCGGCGACTCATGAGCCGCGCAGCAGCAAGCGCATGCTTTGCGGCGTCAGCCGAATCTCTCTCTCTGAGAGAGATTTGAGAAGCAAACCCCGAAGAAGCTCTTTTGCTTCTATACGCGCGCGTGAAAGAAGCAGCCAAGAAGCTCCGAGAAGGAGTTGAGAAGCACTTGCTTCTTCGGGTTTCCTTCTTATATAGAGAAGCAAGAAGCTGAGAGCTTCTTTCCTTCTCGGAGAAGCTAAGAAGCACTAGGAGGCTGCTTCTCATTAGAACCTCTTTTCACGATCCGCTTTTCCTTCTTCTGGCTGTCATCGATAACGTCTCCTGGCACCCATTCGCACCATGCCTTGCCCGCGTCGGTCCAATTGCACACCTGCTTGTAGGTCGGCGGTTTGCCCGCAACGTCGGGGATGCGCTTCTGTATGTTGCGGCGCGTAGCGTCGACGCCATCCTCGTCGCAGTAGCGCACCGCCTTCTCTATCGCGGAATTGATCTCCGCATAGGCCTTCGCCTGGTCCGCATCTGGTGGCTCCTTGCGCGTGTCCGGGCGCTTCTTGCGCTTCTTGGGCTTGGCGTCCTCGCCGCCCGCCTCGTCGCAATCCTTGAGCGCATCGTCTGTCACGTGCAGCGGCCAATCGAACCACGCGTTGACGGGATGGAAATGCGGGAACTCGCGCAGCGTGCCCTCGATGCGCCATGCCGTGAGCGCTTCCTCGGATGCCTTTACCTTGTCGCGCTCCTTCCTGAGCGACGCGGCCTTGTCGTCGGGCAGCATCGCGCATGCGTTATCGATGGCGTTCGCCTCGATGTTGCGCGCGACTTCTGGCAGCTCCATCCATGCGTCGGCACCGCCCTCCGAGGCCACCGTATCGGCGCACAGGGCGCATACCTTGTCGTTGATGTACTTCCACCGCATGCCGCCGTCAGGCTCGATCTCAACGAGGTCTATCACGGCGTCCGGGTCGCGCCCGAACACGCCCGAACCGCTTGCGCGGTCGATGGAGCGCTTTCCGCCCTGGAAGCCTTTGCTGTGGTGGTGGCAGTAAATGACGCTCACGTTCGCCTTGTCGCACAGCTCGTCGAACAGGTTGGCGAAAGCGGCCATGTCGCCCGCCGAGTTCTCGTCGCCCGTTATGATCTTGTATATGGGGTCGAGTATCACGACCTCGATGCCGCGCTTGACGCATCGCCGTATGAGCTTCGGCAGCAGCCTTCCGAACGGCTCGGACTTCCCGCGCAGGTTCCAAACGTCGATTTCCTTTGCGTTGAGCGGTTCGAGCCCGAGCTTCTTGTACATGTCGTTGAAGCGGTTGATGCAGCTATCGCCGTCGAGTTCGAGGTTCACGTACATCACGCGCGACTTCTTGCACGAGAAGCCGAACCACGTCGAGCCCTCCGCGAATGCGATGCACAAAGCGATGAGCGCGAATGACTTGCCGGCCTTCGACGGTCCGCTCACGAGCATCTTGTGGCCCACCCGCAAAAGCCCGTCGATGAGCGCGGGCTTCAGCGGCGGCAGGTTCTCTCCGAGCAGCTTATCGAGCTGGATTGCGTCTGGCAGCTCGTCGGTCTCCGCCGCGTACCATTCCTCCCATTCGTCCCAATCGGCCGCGCCCTGCGACAGCCCCGCAAGGTATTGGCGTCTGCCGTTTCTGGTCACACCGGGCATCCTGCAAAGCCTCGACGCATTCTTGTTCTGCTTGTCGACCGCGATGCCGTTCTTTTCGCATCGCGCGTACAGCGCATCGACGCGCTCTCTGTACTGGTTGGCGTTCTCGGCGTCGATGCGCACGATGGCGTGCAGCGATTTGTTGCCCGAATCGACGAGCGCCGCCACCGGCAGGTTGAGCTGCTTTACGATGGCCGCGAACTTACCCTGGGGCATATCGTCGGATTCGAGCAGCGCGAACCGATATGCGGCCACGTTGGCGTTTCCGACGCCGTTGCCGTCGAGCGGGTTGAAGCGTATCCATGCGCCCGATTCGGGATGCAGCGTGCATGACAGCCCGTTCTCCATGCCGTTTTTGTAAACGGCGTCGAACACGTCGCCCATGGTGCGGTTGAACACGCCGCGCGAACCCGGCTTGTACTTCATAGAGCCATCGGGGCGCTCCTCTGCCTCGAAGTCGCATACGTAGCCGATGTACTCGGACGGCTCGAAAAGCGCCGCCAGGAACGACCTCAGCTCCTCTACCTCATGCCCCTCTGGGAAAAGCGGCGAAACGTCTGCGTCGAACTCACCGACGCTGGCAGCATCGACGATTGCGGGCTCGTCATCGGTTGCGGACGCCTTGCCGCCGCCTATTGTCGAATCCCACGAAAGCGCATGGTGGACGCGCCCGCCCTCGTCGGTGAACACTGGATGCCACCCGTGGTCCACGGCGAGCTTGACGATGGTGCCGCCCGTGACGGGGTTCCCCGAGTTGTTTCCGAAACCCCGCCACTTGGCATCGAAATCGCGCTCGTTGAAGCGCTTTGAGTCGCGCGCCGACCAGTCGCGCCACACCTCGACGGGATACCCCTCGAAGTGCAGCGCCATGCCGATCTCTGCCCATTGTTCGTAATCGCATGCGCACGGGTCGATGGCATCGAGCGCAGCCATCAGGTCGTAACCGCTCATGCCACCACCTTCCTCGGGTCGTATGTAGCCGGGTCGACGTTGAGCCGCCACATCTTCCAGTCGACCGCCGCGATGCGCGATATCATCTTGCTCGCCGCCTCGAAGCTCCACGTGCCGACGTGCTTGAAGCCGTACTTCTCAAGGCATCGAATCTGCTTGGGCGTGGCAAGGCCGCTGTCGGCGCGCTTGCACAGCGCATCGAGCAGAGCCGATGCCTGCCCTGCGCTCTCGATGTCCGAAGCATCGACGCCGAACTTCTCTATCGCCGCCTTCTGCTTCTCGGTCGGCTCCTTGCACTCCCATACGAACGTGGGAACGTAATCGACAAGATCGAGGTCTTGGATGGACGTTGCGAATTGCAGCGGGTCGACGTACTTCTTCTTTCTGCGGCGCATCCTTTCAAGCTCGGCTGCAAGCGCGGCCTCCCGCTCGGCGATAACGTCGTGCTCGGCGGCGTCTGCAAGCTCGTCTAAGCCCCACTCGACCCCCTCTTCGAGCTTTTCGGTCATGCGCTCGGCAACCCTCGGCTCATTGCCAAGAAGCGATGCAGGGCGCGCCAGGTCGTGCCTGTCCGTCATCCAGAGGAAATCGAGCAGCAGCAAGTGGTCTTTACCGTCTGAAAGCCGAGTCCCGCGCCCGACCATCTGCGCGTAAAGGCTGCGGCTCTTGGTGGGCCGCAATACGACGATGCAATCGACGGCAGGGCAATCCCAGCCTTCCGTGTACAGCATCGAATTGCACAGCACGTCGTAATCGCCGCGCTCGAACGCATCCTTTTTGCGCCTGCGCTCGTCTGGGCTGTCGTAGCCGCTCGCAGCAACGGCGGAAAGCCCAGCGGCGTTCAGCTCGTCGGCCATGCGCTCTGCGGTCGCAACGAGCGGCAGGAAGCACACCGTCTTGCGTCCGGCGCACTCCGTCGACATGGCGCGCGCCACTTCGGGCAAATACGGGTCGAGCGCGCTTCCGAGTTCGTTTGCCTGGTAGTCTCCGTGGGATACCTTCACGGAGGAAATGTCGATCGGAAGCGGCAGGCACTTCGCGCGTATCGGCGACAGGTAACCGTCCGACACGGCGCGCGCGAGCGGGTACTCGTAGGCTATCGAGTCGAAAACCTCCGCGAGCCCCCGCTTATCGGCGCGATCCGCCGTGGCCGTGACCCCGAGCAGGTAGCCGCCGTTGCCCATATGGCGGTCGATTATGCGACGGTACGACTCCGATACCGCGTGGTGCGCCTCATCGACGATGAGCACCTTGTAGGTATCGAGCGGAAACCTATCCAAGCGTTCGCCTTGGAGCGTTTGGACGCTCGCGACGCACAGCGGGTTATCCCCGCCGTCATCGTCCCAGTGGGCATCTGCCTTCTCGATCGCGACGGGAGAGCCGCCGCACGCGTCGGACAGCTTGCTTGCCGCCTGCTCGATCAGCTCGCCGCGATGGGCCAGCACGAGCACGCCGTTGCCCTTCTCGGCGGAACGGCGCGCTATGTCGCTGAATATGACGGTCTTGCCCGTGCCTGTTGCGAGCACGAGCAGCGTCGCCCGGTTGCCGTCCGACCATTCGCGGCGTACGGCATCGACCGCTTCTGTTTGGTATCCCCGAAGCGCTACCATGAGCTGTCTTCGGCATCGGCGGTGTCGGCGAGCACGGGCTTTCCGTCTGCGGGCGCGTCTGCCGGGTCGAGGTAGCGCGCCACGGAGTTGATGGTCTTCTCCTCGCCGTCCTGCGTGTAGCTGTAATGGTCGATTTCGAGCCAGCCCGTCTTGTCCTTGATGCGGTCGAACGCCGACAGGTTCAGCTCTTCGCCGTGCTTGCGCATCCCGAGCGCCAAGAAGAATTGGCACAGCTTCCATTCCTGCGAATCATCGAGGTAAAGCGTGTTGGTCACGTCGGATACCGCAGCGCCGCTGCCGACGCGGAGCGTGAGCTTCGCCATGGGGCACGGCGGGATATTCTTCGTGCCGTTGGAGTAGCCCTTTTCAAGCGAGCGCACAGTGAACGGGTAAACGCCCTCGGGGAGCAGCTTGAAATCGCCGCCGTCGTTCTTGATCGTAGAATCCCATCCAAAAGCCGTCATTTTGTCTCTCCTTTTCTAATCGAATGGAATGTCCTTGTAGATATCGCCGCGCTCTTTGACGGTCGCGACGATGGCCTCCCAATGCTTGAGCAGCGTGTTCTTGACGAACTCGATGCTGTAGTCGCCAATCGGCGTGTTGTCCGTGTAGGGGTTGTTCTTGCGGGAGCCGACCGCATCGCGAAGCTGCGCGTCGCTCACCTGATAATCTGCCATGAGCTGATGGAGCTGCTTGATTTCGGGCGGCGTGGCGTCCTCGAACGCGATACCGGCGACGTTCACGGCCTGGGCAGGCTCCGCTTCGGGTTTCGCCTGCTCGGGCTGCTGTTCGGTTTTAACCGAATCCGCCTTGGGCGATTTCTGCCCGTTCGGTATAGCATCTGCGATACTCGCAAATTCGAACGGCATCTCATCGGGAAGCCCCAGCCTGTTCTTGGCGTCGTATGCGGCCGTGTGCGCGGCGTACATGACGCGGCGCTTTCCGCCTGCCGCCTTGACCTTCTTCTTGTCCTGCTCGGACTTCATCAGCTCGACCTTGAAGTTCGCGAACAGCAGCAGGTCGCACCATTCCTTGACGAGCGGGTTGCACTTCTTCTGCAACTTCAGCTCCCAGCGGTCGTATGCGCCCATCTCGTCGGGCTGCTCGAACTTCTTGATCTGCGCATGCGCCACGCACAGCACGTTCTTGCCCTTGGCGATGCACTTGTCGAGCGCCGCAAGCAGCTTCGCGTATTCCTCGGCAAGATACGTGTATCCCTTGCCGTATCCGCCTGCGATCGACTCGATGCCATCGGCTTTGTGCTTGGCAAGCAAATGCTTGATGCACAGAGATTCGGACGCGTCGAGCGTGTCGATGACGAGCGTACCAACCTCATCCATGAGCGATGCCGCCTCGACCTCGGCAAGCAGTTCGAGCCATGTCTCGGGTCGCGGCATCCTAGCCACATCGTAGTGGCCGCTGCCATCCTCCACGTCGATGAACACGGCATCGGGCCATTGCGCGGCGAATGTGGTCTTGCCGACGCCCTCTATGCCGTAGCAAACAGCGCGCACGGGCTTTGCCTGCGCACCTTTGGTGATGGTGTAAGCCATCTAATTGCCCCCTTCCATGAGTTCCAGGACGCTCTGTTCGAGATTCCCCTCTCCGAGTGCGTAAAGCGCCTCGAACGGGTCCGGGATGCGTACCGTCGTACGTGAGATGCGCGCTGGCTTCGCATCCACATGGACAACCTCTGTGCCCATGCCATCGGGCAGCTCGCCCGTGTAGGCGATCCAGTCATCGACCTTCGCGCGGTCGATCTGCACGCAGCCGTGCTCCATGCACCAGCGCAGAAGCGCCTTCTCGTCGGTGGTCACGATGCGCTTCTCGTCGTGTTCGGGCTCGGCCTTCGCGGTCGTGATGGAGTACGTGCCGACCTTCTGGCCGTTGACCTCCAAATCGAACGACTTTGCCGGTGCGCCCATAGCGCGCGTGCGCTCCCATAGCTCGGTGAAATGCGCATCGATGCGCCCCCGCATGTTTTCCGTCTTGCCCGTCTTGACCTTCTCGGCTATCGCCTTGTAGAGCGATTGCGCCACGATGAACTGCGTCACCTCGTCGATCTTGGGTTCCTCGATGATCTCGGCGGGCGGGTTGAAGTACTCTTCGCCGCATTCAATGCCATCGGGCATGTTGTCTACCATTTACGCACCACCTTCCATCCTCTTCCTTTCGATTCGAGCATCGCCATGAGCTGTTTGAAGCTGCGGTATTCCAGCGAATAGCTCTCGATGCCCTTCTTGTACGTGAGGGTCCACGTGTTGTCGTATCTGCTGCGGATTGCGACGGCGACTTGCCCGTAATCGTCTTTGAGCCGCACGTACCTAGCGCCGTCCATGGCCCCTCCTCAACATCATGAGCAGGCGTTTCAGGCCGCTCGGCTTTGGCCGCAGCGTCTCGTCGTTGATGTCGCGCCAAGTGGATTCCTCGCTGATAACCACGTCGGGGTAAACCGTGTCGCGCATCCACGACGGCGCTCGGCTCCTAGAACGGGCACGCATCGGACAGCCCCCATTCCGTAAGCTTGCGCTGGCTCCCGTCCTCGGTGAAAATCCAGGTGTCTACGCAGCCTTCGTCGAGGTCTGCCACCATGGATACTTTCGCCACGTCGGGAGCGAGCTCGCAGCTTTTGTAGAGCGCATCCTCGATGATGCGCAGGTTCGCGCACAGGTCATCCATACCGCTCACCCCGCCAGGATGCCGATGAACAGCATCACGCCGAACGCGATTCCGATGACGATTCCCGCGATGCGGGTCCATTCGTCGTATTCGCGTGCTATACTTTGCTGCGTCCGGCCAGGACGCGTGTTGGCGCGCTTGCAGTTGCCGCTGCGGCGCGCCATTTCTTTCGCTCCCATCTCTCACTTCCTTTCTGTGAACAGCCGCGTGTTCCGACGCAGCCATTGCTCGAAC